TTCATTTGATAAGGGATGATATCGCCATACGCTGTTGAATAAAGGAATATCATTATACCCTGCATATCGGATATAACCAAATCTCTAACATCAAAATCATCCAAGATAACATTACTAAGAACCATTTCTAACGCCTCTCCACTCTTGGTTAAAAAATCACTTGTTAGAACCTTTTCCTCGATACCACTTAAATACCTTATTTTAAAAGAGGACAAATTATCTTTGTAAAACTCACCCTTAGACGGTAGGTTGATTTTATCAAAAGTCCTACTAAATATTTCATTTAAATCTAATTTCCCCATAACGAAAAAAAGCAGACCTAAGCCTGCTTTCTATTTAATTTATTGGCCAATTAAAAATTAGCATCTGGATAAAACAATTTTACTGGATTTAATACAATCTCTTCATCGTGAATGTGTCCACAGTGAGGACATTCTAGAGTTACGTTTAAATCAAAACCTGGCTCAACCCTCTTGATATATTCTCTAAGGAATGCAGAGTCTTTAAGAGGCATAAAACCGATAAGTTTATTGATGTAAGTCTTGTCTCGATTCCCCTCAACTTCCATGATTTGACGTAAATATCTTTGCGTAACCATTTTGTTGTACTTCAATTTACTCTTACCAGTTGTAGAAACAGTTTTAGATAGCAATTTCTCATCTGCTCCATTAAGTAATCTGAATTTGATAGTTTTTTTCAAAACAGGCAATACAACTGTGTACTCTCCCATTGAATCTGGTGCCTCTGATGCAGCTTTGTACTGAACCTCATCTAAATCAATTGTTGGAGTAAATTTTTCACTACAACTTGGACAAGATTGATCTCCGACTTCATAGTCAGAACCAAAACCAGTTTTACGAAGTTCAAGTATAATCGCATTCCTGTCTGCAACCAACATGTCTTCTGTCTTAAGCCCATAGCTATTAACAATTCCCTCACTAAGAAGAACATCCAATACTTTTCCTGAGTTAATTAACTCTGGAGAAAAGATAATATCCTCTGCTTCTGCAGTAAGATACTTGATAACAACCTGTGTTTGTCCACCTGGGTAGAAAATACCTCCTGATGGTAAAACAACAGTTTCTGTTGGAATTTCAAATTCAGTTTCTAAGAATTCATTTGGAACTTGTGCACTTTTAGCCTCTTGCTGAATTTGTTGCTGAATTGGCTGTTGTATTTGTTGCACAGGCTGTGGTGCTGGTTGCTGAACAATTGGATCAGCAGTATTAACTGTAGGTGCAACCGCCATGTTATCAAGACCTGATGTGTCTTGTCCAGATGCTGAAGCTGCTGCTTTCATTGCTGCAATTTCTTCAGCTGAAAACATCGGTGCTTTAGGTTCGTGTGTGTTAATGTCTTTATTACCACCCACAACGATTTTTCTGTCGTTCATAATTTATACTTTAATAATTTCTGTTCGTAAATAAATATACTTACAAAAAAAATTAAAGTAAACAAAAGTAATTATTATATACTGCCTGTTATTGCAGTTGTTGTAGTTTGTGTGCTCGGAGAATTTAGAATGTTAGAATTTGTTATTTCAGATCCAGCTTCTTTTTCAGCTTTCTCCAACTCAGCAGCTTTATCTTCCATCTCTTTCTCCATATCCTTAACGTCTTTCAATTCTGCTTCTGCATCCTTTCTTTCAGCATCTCTCATCTTTTTCTCTTCTGGCCTATCCTTTGGAATAGAACCATAAGTTTTCTTGATGAAATCAATTTTGTTGTTAAGCCTTTCCTCAGAGTCTTCCAAGTGAGAATCCAATGTGTTAATAAAATCGGCAACTTCTTCCCTAATTATTTGAACTAATCTTTCTTCCATTTTAATATTCTCTTAAACCTTCCTTTTTGTACTCCGTAATTATCTTTTAAATCAGATTCCCAAACTCTTGATATTTTGTACCCTTCATTTTCTGCGATAAGAGTTTTCCTTCTATCGTTCTTCCTGTTGGTATTCTGCATCTTATTTGGCCTCTTGTAAACACTAGGATTCCCATGCCAATAATCTCCATCTATTTCAACAAGCAAATTTTCAGAGGGAATATAAAAATCAAATATCTTCCCTCCAACTATCTCTTGAGTCCTAAACTCAACTCCTAATTCATTCAACATTTTTTCAAACTCCAATTCTGGCCAAGTCTTTTTCTCGGACATCTCAAGAGCTTTGGCTTTTAAAAAAGCTTCTTTCTCTTCAGGTGTTCTTCTTTTCCTTGGAGCTCTAGGTTTATATTTCCTTACTCTTCTTTTTGCCATTAACCGAAAACTTTACCTATTGCGAAAGGTAACAATCCTGAAAGTTTACTTTTCCAATCAGAAGTATCTGCTTTAGCTAATTGAAGACCTAAATCTTTAGTCTTGTTTATGCCTCCTGCAGTTTTACCAACACCAACAGCAGAATTAACCGCTTCAGCTTCAGAACCTGTCCCTGCTACAACACCTCCTGATATAGCCAATGAAGCCATAATAACAATAAAAACAGCTTTTGATCCTCTTTCAATTGTTTTCTCGTCAGCGTTTGGCATGAACTTTCTAAGAATAACCTCAATAGCCTTCATGTGTTTCGCTTGCCAATCCTTTCCGAATTTAGAAACGGCATCACCAGCAGTTTTTAATGCATTGATATTCATTCCTGGTATACTACCCATTCCTTTAATCAACTTACCTGCAAGACCTACAATTCCAGGAGCCGATAATGCTAAGTTAGCAGCCACCAACCCAAGGCCCAACACCTCATTAAGATATTGCTCATTTAATTGTGGCTCTCCTGTTAATTCTAATTTACCGTCTCTATCCTTGTCAGCTTTTTTAAGCATTCCTGGAAGACTTTGAATTGCTGCTGCAAAAACGTTGTCTAATTTTTTTTTTAAAATTTGGTCACCTTGACTCTCGTTTACCTCATCTTCTTTTAAAGAAGGTTCGATTCCACCCATTTCTGTGTCAATGTCATCTTTTGGCTTAATTCCTATTTGCTCATCAACACCATTTTGTTGTTGACTAACAAAAGCTCTAAGCTCAGACATATAGTTTTCAGAAACATCATCTTTCATAAGAGCCCAGATATCATCATTCATATATTCAGAAACACCTTCGAAATCTGCGTCTTGATCACTTGTCATATAGTTATTAGCCCAATTAACAATTGCCTCGGCAACTTCTTGTGGAGCTGGTGTATCACCATATTCTGTTCTAAGAAAATCAGAAAACTTATCACCTTCTACAACTTGTTCTTCTACACTTTCTCTCAAAATAGTTGATTTGAAAACATGACCTTCTTGCAGGTACATATCATCTCTCTCTTTCTCGTACTCATCAAAAGCTTCTTTCTCGTTTTTAATCTGACTCATAAGCTTGTTCATAGCACTTATGTCAACCCCTTCATGAAGACCGTATATCTCTTCCTTTTCTCTTTCATACTCATCAGCAGCATTTTTCTCTGTACTTAAATGAGTCACAAGGTTTTTCATGACCTCTGGATTAACCGATTCGTTCAAATCAGAACGTTGACCATTTTTCATAAATGATTTTACCTCTTCTTTGTCTGAAACACTTAATGCCTCCCATTCTTTTTTTCCACCAACATACTCAATAGCATCTTCTAACCAATTGTAAGATTCTGCTGCATCCGTCTTAGCTCTTGCTATTGGATCTATTTCATTTTCATTAAGACCATAAAGCTCTTCTTTATCTTCTTCGTATTGATCAGAAGCTTCTTTTTCTGATTTAATTTGCTTCATTAATTCGTCAAAACGGTTTTCACTAATGACACCTGCCATTAATTGCATTTTAACTTGATTCTCATTAAGTAAACCCATATATTTTTTTGTTTGTAGGTAGTTCCACCTATTTTAATTATAAATATCTATTTTTTCTGTTTCTTAGCAAGTTTTACAATATTTGCGAATAAATATAATTAAACACTTAAAAAATGTTATCAATCCTTTTATTAGAAGTCACATCCACACCTTCATCAGTTGATGTTTGGGGAGAATTAGCAAAGCTTGGGATAACAGCTGTACTAATGGGTATGTCTATAGTTTGGTTAGTGAAACAACTGAAACTGAAAGATAAGATAATTAAAGCTAAAGACATTTTAATTGAGAAAACAATTAAAGAAAAAGATGTGTTTTTAGAAAAAGCAATTAAACAAAAAGATGAAAAACTAGAAGAGTTAAATGAATATATTCGTGAAAACGATAAAGAAAACCTTCAAGTATTATCTGATCTTAACCAAACAATTGACAAGCTTATTGAAACTCAAAAAACACTGAGCGACAAGACTATTGACAATCAAAAAAATAACACAGAGTCCTTAGGTCAAGAAGTTAGAAACCTCAAAGAGTTAATTGAGGTTAAAATTGATAACATAACTAGTAAGATCGATGGAAAATAAAAGCAAACTCAAAGAGGTTAGAAGTAAGCTTTCTAAGAAATGTGGTGATGTTGATAAACTTTTAGATAACAAAAATAAAACCAACATCACCAATACCTTTAAAACAGTTACAAAAATTTAAGCGTTGTAAGCTGTATTACTAGCCAATTCATCAACGTAATCATTATGTTCATCATAGTCTTTATGCCCTTTTGGTAAGTGGGCAACAACCTTAAAGAAATCAACAGTTCTTGCAGATACTAATGCATCCATTTCTTCCCAAAGTTCTTTATTCTTTACTGGCTTTCTTTGGCTATTTTTCCAACCTTTCTTTTTCCATCCAGCAATCCAATTTTGCTTAAAGCAGTTTACAACATAAGCACTATCAGAATACACTTCCAAAATTTCACCTTTTTCCGTTTTCTTTAAACCTTCGATGACAGCCTTCATTTCCATTTGGTTATTCGTTGTCATCTTATCAGGCCCAAAACCATCTTCTATCTTTTCACCATTTTCCAAGATAAGAAATGCCCATGCACCCTTTCCAGGGTTTCCTTTACATGCTCCATCTGTGTAAATCTTTTTCATATTAATTGTTATTAAATTTGATCAACTTTCTTTAAATAAATTTGTTTTTTACCTTTTATGCTCATCTTAGCAAAGTTGATAAACCCTTTATCATTCTTTACAAACCTTCCAACATAAACTCCTTTCTCTTCCATCAATGGATCAACTTTCTTAACATCTCCACCGAATATTCTAAGCTTACTTTGAGAGAATCCGTTACTTACCGTTAATATTAAGTAATCGTTACCTCTAATGTTTTTTCTGATCTCTTTTTTCTCCATGATGAAGTAATAGAAATCCTCGTTAACATAATCACTTATACTTTCGATATCTCTACCTGCTTTTTCTGAAATCCTACTCTTAACCTTAGTTGCTTGCTCAATGTATTGAAGGTCACAGTTACAAACATCAACAAAGTCAACTGACTTGTGCAAATCTGTTGTTGGCTTATACAAATCTTCATTAGGCTTAAGCTGAGGTTTAAATGTTGCACCAAACAACCCTAATTGCTTAGGATCTGCCTTTCTCTTCTTCTTAGTCTTAGTAGCCTTCAAGAACAAATCAGTTAATTCTTCTCTTGAATGTGACCAATCATCAAAAACCCCTGCTTTCAATAAAGATGTAAATGCAGACTTGTTAAACTTAGAATACACTGTATCGAAGAATGTAAACTTATCCACTTGGTCAAAAGTTGTTTCCTTTGCTGCTAAGTTAGATTTCAACTCTTCATAAGCAACATCTCCGAATCCTTTGATACCAGAGTAACCCATTGTGATTTCACCTTTACCTGTAGCTTTCCAATCCCAGTTTGATTCTCTAGTTGGAGAATTAACCTTAATACCTTTTGATATTGCACTAGATATAGCTGCTGAAATCCATGCTTGAATTTCCTCTGGCTTACCAGAAGTTTTAGGGTGATTCAACAAACAAGTATAATACTCTGTTGGATAATAATGCTTCAAATATAATGTTTGACAAGCAACGTATGAATAACAAAGTGAGTGAGATAAGTTAAATGAGTAACCTAAATATTTCATCAAGTACTTTTTCAAACGCTCAACATCTACTTCAGAGAAACCTTGCCTCTTTGCACCATCAATAAACATTCCCCAGTACTTCTTAAAACTTTGAAAATTATAACTTTCAACCTCTTCTTTTGTTAAAGGAATACCATCTAATTCTTTTTGAATAAGATCTCCAGAGTTACCCATAAACCTACGCAAGTAATCACCATCCCCCAATGTCATACCACCAATTGACTCGGCAATAAACATTAACTGCTCTTGGAAAACCAATACACCATTTGTTTTAGACAATATTGGCTCCAAAGATGGGTGAATGTACTGAATACCCTCTGGGTTGAACTTATTACGAACAAATTCATCATGGGCTCCAATACCCATCGGACCTGGACGATACAATGCGTTACATGCAACCAACTCCATGAAGTTATCTACTTTCATAGACTTAATCAAAGACCCCATCCCTGCAGATTCAAACTGGAATACACCATGATTAAGACCCAACCTAACTTCTTCGTACAAATTAGGATCACTAAGATCTAAATGATACAAAGTATCTCTAATGTCAATACCTTGTGTCTCCTTAATCAAGTGTACACAATCTTCAACAACATTAATTGTCTCCAATTTCAACCTATCCAATTTAAGAATACCAAGAGCAGACAAATCCTTACCAGAACCATCGGCCTCTTGGAATGCTGTTACCAACGCAGGAGCTTCACCTTTCTTTGGGATAACGTTTGTTGGGAAATATTTCCAACACTTATCTGGAGTAATAGCCACACCTGCTGCGTGTTGTCCAATACCCCTAATCTCACCTTGTAATCTAACTGTGTACTTTAAAACTCTTGCGTTAGCAGGGTCTTGTAAGAACTCACGAGTTATTTGAGAACATTCTGGATCTTTTGGATATTCAATAAGCCACTTTTCGAATGGCATCTCTTTATTTGTCCACTTACCAGCTTTGTTAATTGGCATTTCATCGGTAACTTTCCACACAGGAGATCCACTTGAAGTGGCCTCTCTACCAATGATTGATCTAGCAACATCTTTAAGACAACCTTTTTCGTTAAATGTGTAGAACGTACCAACACTAACAACCCTATCTCTCCCATACTTATTGTAAAGAAACTCATTTGAGATGTGGTCAGTACCTGTCTCAAAGTCAATGTCGAGATCGGGAGGGGAATTCCTTGTTGGATTCAAGAATCTCTCAAAACAAAGATCAAATCTTACAGGGTCAACCTTAATTAAGTCAAGGCACCAAGACAATAAACTTCCTCCAGCACTTCCACGACCTGGCCCTACAGATAAAGGTTTGCCTTCATACTCTGTCTTCTCATAATCACGAACAAGTTCCCAACACACCAAAAAGTAATCAAGCATTTTCTTATCTCGAATTACACCGATTTCATAATTTAATCTATCAACATAAGCTTGATATTTTTCATCATCTAATTCAATATAACCAAGGTCTGCATTCTTTTTAAGTTTCACCTTAAGCTTTGCATGTGCAATCTTAGCAACAATGTGTTCAACATCATCACTCTTACACCAATCAAGAACTTCTTGTGTAGGCTCATACTCTGGGTATTTCTCAACACCTGTCTCAAACTCAAAGTTACAACGTTCTGCAATCTCCAATGTTCTATCAAGACACTTGTCAATAAACCACTCTGGGTAGTTGTAGCCATTCTCTTTGTTTGCTCTGTAGAAATCACCTCTGTTAAAGAAAAACATCTCAGAATTCTCTTTCAACCTTGCAGTTTCAATAGGAGCCTTTTGCTTCATTGCTGAAACAACATGTTGCAACTCCCAGTCTTCTGGTCTTGGAAAATATGTGTTGTTTGATAAAATACTTTTGATACCATAAGTGGTAGCAGCCTTTACCATAAACGTATTATATGTTCTTTGATCTGCGTCTTTCGTCAACTGAAATTCAGCATACACATTTTCCTTTCCGAAAGTAGTCAATAGCCATTGAATATGCTCTTCTGCTTTTGTAATCTTACCCATTTGTAACAACTCGGCAACCTTACCTTCTATTGAAGTTGTTGTTACAATGATTCCTTCTGAATTTTCTTGAATCCACTCTGGACAAATACGCCCAAAGTCACCAAACCCTTCCGTGTTGGCTAAATACAATAACCTAGAAAGATTGTGATACCCAGTTTCATTCTTAGCATACATTCTAAGCTTATAACAACCCCCTTGAGCTCTTAATTCATCGAACTTTAGCAGTTTGTCATTAACATAGAATTCGATGCCGTAAACAGGCTTAATCCCATCTGCTTTCTGAAACAATTCAAATGTCCCAGACATTGTTGAGATATCCGTTATTGCTAACGCAGGTTGGTTATTAGCTTTTGCTAACTCCAAATACTCCTTTACAGAACCAGCACCTTCAAGTATGGAGTGATACGTGTGAATTGATAAATTCACAAACGGCTTTTCTTCATCACCATTACTTGTGTTTGCAGAATAAGAAACTGAAAGTCCACTAAGCATCTCTGCAGCACTTTGCTGAGATTCTTCTGGAGCTTTACCTACTACACCGACCTTTTGTAATTCGAAAAAGCACTTCGCTAACGCCTGAACATCAATTAATGCATCATGGGCATCTTCGAAATATTGCTTAAACAATTTATAATGTAACTCGGCAAGGGAGGGGAACTTAAAACCTTTACCTCTCTTTGCAGGAACGGCACAAAAGTTAATCGTACCTTTCATGGTATCAATATGCTGACAGTCGTAGATAGTTATCTTTCTACTACCTCTGTATTGCTCACAAGCGATTATCTTCTCATCGAATTTAATGTTGTGTGCAACAAGAACCTTGTTTTCAGCAATAGCTTTATCAAACTGCTCCAAAGCATCTTCTAAAGGAATACCTTCTCTATTTGCTCTTTCGTTTCCGATCCTGTGAATCTTTGTAGATTCTGGCGGAATAATAAATCCATCAGGTTTGATTATAAGATCCTTCTCATCTAACAACTTCCCATCCCTATCATACACTTGCCATGCTAACTGAACCATTCTAGGCCAGTTACGAACATCAGTGTATGGTGCGTTATAATTTTTTGGAAGACCTGTAGTCTCCGTATCAAATATAATATACATCTAACCTATTTTGTCGTGTATCGACAAATATACACATTTTTTATTATTACCTATTACGATTCTTCAATTCTTTCTAAAAGAATGTGATTTTCCATCGCTTCACCCAAGCTATCACTTGTGCTATAAGCATACTTAAAAAGCTTATCAAACCCTTTTAAATACCCTGTCTCAATAGCTCTCTTGACATCTTCTAATTGAGCCTTACCAAAATCTTCGCTACTTGAATACAAATAGATAACACCTTTCTCCCTATTCATGTGCCACCATCCTCCACCTTTAACTTTAGACTCGTCACCTCTTAGTTTAGAGAATAATTCTTTGTGATAATCGACATGACCCATTCTCAGTTCATTGTCGTAAATAATGTACTTTTTATTCATGTGTTAATTTAGCTTTAAAATAAATGAAACAGGCAGTGATAACCACCATTGGTATTGATATGTGTAGACCTACTCCTTTTTGGAAAACAACAAGCAACAAAGCACCTGATAATACAAACGCACTGCTCCCAAGAATTAATCGATCAAAAACAACTTTCGTTAAACCATTCTGATAAACCTCAAGAAACGATGTTAAAAAAGCAAACAAACCGCAAAATGAAGAAAATAGTGTAATAAAATAAAATAAGCTCATCATAATAGTATAATTTAGTTCCTACACTATTAACGGATGAGCTTATAAAAAAGTTTCAAATATTTCTAATATCCACTTCGATTGTCTTGCCTTTGGAATAAAATCCCTTCTCTTAGCCTTATGCACAAATGCCTGATGCTACTCAAACCATTCCTTGCTCTAACACTGGCCCTCACCCCTTTCTTGGTAAGAACCTTTTCTATGTCAGGCTCGATTTCTTCCATCATTTCTTTTATATCATTCCAATCTTGTCGAATGTCATGATTATCGTAATCGACAAATTCCTCTCCAGATTCCTCTTCATCATCCACCTCTACGATTTGTATATCCCATTCTTCACCATTTCCGATTTCATCTCTCATTTTGTGGAGTTGGAGAATTGCAGACCTTATTTCAGCAAGATTTCTCTTTTTTTGTATCTCTATCTTTCTTAAGGCCTTTTTTGTTTTATTGCTCATTTCCAGGTTTTTTCATCCTTTCATTAACTCTTTCTATTGCCTCCCTTGCTCTTTTGTTTAATTCATCATTTGATTCATGCAACTTATTTGATTTAAACTCAACAGATTCTTGAAGAGTTTCCATTTCGTTCTCAGCTATTTCATTAATCAATAACTCAGACTCCCTTCTTCTCTCTTCGCCTCTTTCCTTAATAATCTTCTCAACACTTTTCATCGAAGATTTAAGTTTCAATGATTTTGTGTTAGATTTTTCATAGTTATTTAAAAGACTGTTTGCAGGCTTTTTCTCTTCTTGAAATAGTTCATTAAAATACTCACCATACCTTTTGTCAGACTCTTTAAGCTCTCTTTTGATATATTTAGCCTTCTTAGACTCCGATAATGCCTCTGACTCTTCTTCTGGTGCTTCTTCAGTTCCTTCCAACCCTTCTTCATCACCTAATTCTTCACCACCAAGTTCTTCATCATCAAGGTCTCCTTCAAGATCACCACCGAGACCACCTAAGTCTCCGCCTAGACCACCGCCAAGGCCTCCTCCTCCTCCGAGATCTCCCCCGAATTCGTCTTCTCCACCACCTTCAGCTCCACCTCCTTCGGCAGCAGCAGCCTTTTCTGGATCTTCATACCTCTTATCTAGATCCTTAAACAATCCGATTTTCTTATATGTTTCAGCAGCAGCTTCAATTTCGGTGAATAATTTCTTCTCAACTTTCTTCTGCTTAAACATTAATTTAATTTCTGCTTGAGAAAACCCTAAAATATTCTCCATAGCCCAAGTGTATGACGTTGGTGATCCTGGCTCTGTATTAAACATTTCCTTAAATATCTCAAGTCTTGTTCTCCATGTTTCCAAGTTTAACAACTCTTGTTGAGACGAAGGATTTGTTAACGTCAAAGTGAAGTTATCAATATCATCTTCGAACCCTGTGAACATTAAGTGAATATTAGCTATTCTTCTTAATTCCATCAAAACAGATTCTTGTATAGAGTTAATTGTTCTTGCAAAACGTAAATCAGCCTGCGATAACATTGATCCACCTGGCATTGATTCAGCATAGTTCAAATAAGGCTTTGGAACTTTTAATGCTGCAAACAATTTGTTTTCAAGATATTCGATATCAGCAATGTCTCCCATATTTGAATTCTGTGTAAACACACCAGATGCCAATGCGAAGTTATGGTGATCGTGATATTTCTCACCTCCATCGATGGTGATTGTACCAGTGTCAACTTTCTCTTCCAAGAACTCAATAGATACAATCCTGTGATTAAATAACTCTGCTTTGTTTTTGAAATCTCTCCAATTGTCATACCCGAAATGAGACATTAACTTAACAAGGTTATTATGGGTAAACCCGTTTTCCATCTTCTTAAGCTGCTTGTTTCCTTCGTTTAATGAATTGAAAGCCTCCATAAAAGTAGACCCCTCTTCATTTATTGCAATTACAATATCTTTTGCAGAAAATCCTTTTTTATAAAGATTAACTACAAATTGCAACATTGAGTCTGCATACTTAATTGTTTGCTTCTCTGCTATTGCATTTCTATAAGACTCATCTTTCCACAAATTTTTAGAAATACCACTTTGTATCTCCTTATACTCAGGAGTGTTTTTAACTATCTTAAGATTTTTTGAAGATTTCTCATACATTTCTTGTTTAAAACACTCATCTTGCATTAACTCTTTAAGTCTTGCATTTGCACCAGAAATATTTTTAATATTTATTCCCTTTCTTCTCTCTGCCTCTTCTTTACTTATATTGTTAAAATATTCTTTTATACCTTTCGAGATTGATTCATTGTGTTTTTGAGTTGTCTCCCCATCTCTATTGGCATAATATTCAGTTCTACTTTTTTCTAACCTTAATAAAACCTCTTGCTTAAATTCTTCATCATTATCAAACTTTTTCATCCAAGCTTCAACGCCAAGTTTAGACCATTCATAAATATTGTCAGCATGCAAATCTCTATGATCTTTATTGTTCATAAAGTGAAGATTACTTGGATTATTATTAAATCTATCATAATCCTGGTGATGAATAGTTTGCTTTGATTTATCAGAACTACTTTCATTAAACACCAATTCATTATGCTCACCTAAAGATTTAAAATAATTTGCTACCAATCTATGAGTGTAAACCCAATCATTACTAGAATGATCAAAAACCATTTCATAATCATTTCTTTTCTTCCTTGTGTCTTTTGACACAGGAGCAAGTTTCTTATTAAATGACCAAAGAGACTCGTTTGGTTGCAAATCTTTTGCTTCCTTAATTCCATTAAATCTAGTAGGAAATTTGTGATCTGGAGTTGTAGTTATCGTTTCACCGTTATCAAGAGTGATTTTCACAACTTCTGTATCTTTTCTAGTTACACCAGCCCAAGTGATTTTACCAGGAACAATTTCTCCTGTTTCTGGATTAATAGAGTATGACCAAAGATTTTTATTTACTTTAAATTCTTCAATTATTTCATTAAGTTCCAAATTTCGACCATCAAGTAAACATATTTCTGTATCCAATGCAAGACACGCTCCAGGCAATGTTTCAATCTTCGAAGACTTATCACCTCTAATTGGAATAAAGAAATCTTCCTCAACATGAGCTGGATTAAACTTTCTACTAATGTCTCCAGTTTTCGAATTAACCACTGGTTGCCCCTTAACAGACAATTTAACTTGATCGATATATTGTTTTACATCGGCATCATCAATATTCCCAACATCAATGTAAAAAACTCTTCTCTCAGGAGCTCTTGCTAATCTGTAAACTAGCATTGCATCTTCTGATAGCTGTAATTGTTTCCAAAGCTTTCTAGCTGGATCCAACATCGATCTACCGTATGGTAATCTTTTTGTGTCTTCTATTAATCTGAAATGTGCAATTTGCCATTCCTCGAAATACATGTTTTTACTATCCCAACGGAACCTTGTGTTATCAATCATTCCATCAACACCGTCTTCACGATGAATCTCTTCAGCAGGCAAAGCCATTACGTCATAAACACCTTTACGACCTTCTCCGTCAATGTGTAAATGTAAAAAGAAATCTCCCTTTTTCACCAATTCACGAATCCATAACCTCATGTTATATTCAACATTAAGCTTGTTATTAAACAGGTCTTTAAGAACTTCCTTTACACGATCATTTTCAGAATATATCTCAAGAATATTACCCCTTTCGTTTCTTACTAAACATTCATCTCTGATTATATCAAGTGCTGCAGCAATCTCTGGTGAATGATCCATTGCATTGTAGTCTTGATATGCACCAACCCTATCTGTATCATAATATACAGTTCTAGTGTAAATATCTTGAGCAATAGCATCCATTTGCCAGTCAAGATATTGTTGTTGTTGATGTTCAAGCGAATTTACTGGACTTGATGGGTTTACCCTCGTTGGGTATCCATCCATATTTTGTGTGCTTGCCATTGGGGTGTGACCCATTGGTGCTTGATTTATTCCCGATCTAGGATCCTTTCTGAAAGCATGTAAAGCTCTCTGAAAAATTGTACCTTTATTATTTTCTGCCATTTATTTATCTTGGTCCAAAAACCTTATTTTTAAAATGTAATTAATCTATTTTAAATAGTAAATACTTAATCATAAAGCCAACTTAAATCGTCATCACCACTTGTGTCGCTCTGGCCTGGCTTTAAATCATTACCGTGTATAATGGGCATGTACCCTGCCCTTTCTGTTTCTTCGAATTTTTTTATTTTATTCATATCAGAAGCCTTTTGAATAACACTCTCCTTACCTCTGTATTCAACTTTACTAGATGACCACGCTCCTAACATCGACTTATACATATTAAGCCCTCTATTTACTCTCTCCCATTCTGAATCCCTAATAAACAAAGCAATCGCAAAAGCAATAATAAGGTCATCGTTAGCACCTTTCTCATGTTCAGCTTTACCATTTGGCTTTATTACAAAAGTTTCAAACTCAGACATGATCCTTGGAGACCTGATCACAACCTCTTTTTCTCTCATGTACTTTCTAAGTGAATCCACCAAGAAAGGCCTTGTTTTACTTGTTGTTTGGAATCCTGGTATTTCATCTCCTTCATCAACCGACCACCTTTTGTCACGAGGACCTCCTTGCATCTGTTGAATAGTTTTAGATTTATGCACATTCTTGTATTTGTGTGTCTTGTGCAAATAATAACATGTTGTTAGGCCCATATTGTTGGCCTCGATTGCTACATAAGCATTGTTGTAAAGAATTGCAGCTGGAAGTATTACCTCAGCAAACTTATCAGATGTTATCTTAGATTGAAACTCTGCAACTTGTCTCAAATTCACTGCATCTATAATTTGTATGGTAGAATAATCCTTACCATCTCCACGAGCAACATCCGCAGCCAATATATATTTGTTACCCTCAATCGGTTTCTCGTAAACCCAGAAGGCCGTCTTCTCTTTTACAAATGGATCTGACTTAAATTCTAATTCCTTATTGTTATATTTGGTGTAATCGAAGTAGCAATCAACCCTAGCTTCTTCAACATCCTTCTTGTACTTGTTGACAATATTTACATCAACAGCAAGGTATTTAGAAGATTCGAATGAAAGGTCTAACTCCTGTGCAATCTTAACTTTGTCTTGTGCAAGTCTATCACATTGCTCTTGATACCATGGTGACCAAAAATAATCTTGCCCATTTTCTGGATCAACTCTAACTTCCAAGCCTGGGTTCGACAACGGATTATCTTTCCAATGAACAATTTGCTTATTAAAGTTATTCTCTCCCTTAACTGCATTTTTCCAAGTCTCATAATACAAATTGTTTGTACCATTTGGAGTGGAAATCATAATCGTCTTACCTTTCGTTTGAGACACAGCCATTAATGCACCAGCCTTAATATCATCTGCATTCTCGATAAATGCAACCTCATCCAAAACCAACAATGTCAAAGATTCCCCACGACCTGCTTGAGCAGAACATGCCAAAGCTTTTACAAATGAGTTGTTAGAAAATTCCAAATAACTCTCGTTGTTTTTTACAACACTTTCTGGAAGAAGCCATTTCGGAGTATTATCAACATAGTCTTTAACCGTTTTAAGGAGTCTTTTTGCTCCGTTAAAATCATTGGCAATGATTAGTATTTTTTCATCAGACATAAATAATAACCTCCAAGCTATGTAAGCTGCTGTTATTACCGAAAAACCTGTTTGCCTAGATTTAAGCACAATGTTATTCATGTGCTTGTGGAAATTCTTTATAGCATCGACTTGGTAGTCAAAGCATTCTAGCTGAGACACTTTTTGAGTCTTAGCATTAAATGCGTGTGCATAGTGATCCAAATAGTATTGTGGATTAACCATACATTTAATTAACTCTTCTTTTTTCTCTGCAACAGTCATATCTATAAATGTTTGTTATATAGATAAATAGTGCGTTTTTTATGAAAAAAAAGCCATAAGTGTATTATAGCCCTATGTAAACGTTTGTACTAAGTTCATCATCACTCAATACTTGGTATGAATCAGTTATAAATAATACGTTAGTAACATTGTTTGTATACAATATTTGATATACACCTGTCGTATCTGCAGACCAACTGCCTGTATAGGCACCTGTAACATTATCCGCTATAACTGTGCTTGCTGTAACACCTGTATAAACCGAACCATCTTTATGAACTACAGAAGAAAAGGTTACCCCTGTAACTGGTATGTTATTACTGTCAACAGACATGATAATATCATACACTGTTTGACCTGTACCTATTCTTATTGACATATTATTTTATTTTTTTAGTTGAACCGTCTTTTGATAACTTTACAACCTTTTTCTTACAAATGCTTTCTTTGATACCTTTATATCCAAGATCCCACCACTCAGTCATTGTTTGCTTGTCAAACATTAATGAGTTATCCGATAACTTATATGGTGTGTAATGATATGTAATTGTAACATCTTCATCAAAAGCCATTAATTTAGAAATTGCTACATCATCATTTGAAACCTCTTTGTGCATTACGTTTACTATTTTCATAAACATATCAAGAATGTTTTTAGATACATAGTTTTTGTTTGGAGTTGAAAATTCAGTTCTGTGAATTATGACATCAATTTCAGTCGCCCCTTTATTGATAGCCTCTTGAATCGGCACATGCTCAACAATGCCTCCATCAACATACTCACATCCATTTTTAGTTACAAGAGACATGAATAATGGTGCATTTGCAGAGATCCAAATCCAATCCACGAAATCTTCGTATCCAAAATCATCTGAAGACTTCATTTCAGCTAACTCTGTGTTTAAGTTTACAACAGCAGCTATAATTTCTTTCCCACTGTTTTTTAATTTTTCGAAATCTTCAATTGTGAAAAAACTTTTTATTGTTTTTCTCAATTCATTTGACTCTCCAAAAGTTGGTTTGTGTTTCTTTTTAAAAATACCACTTATTGGATTAGCTACTAAAACTCTCCAAATTGCATTGGTTAATTTTATTTCACCTTTTTTATTAAATGGGTTAACATCAAAAATACTATCTTGATTAACACTTGTATAAGCTTCTTTAAGTTTTTCAAACTTACCAATAGCTACAAGTGGCGATAAAAGGCTTCCAGTAGATGCACCTACTACCATATCATACTCTTTTCCAGTACATTCTGTTATACCTTGTATAGTTCCTCCTCCCCAAGCCCCAAAGGCACCTCCACCTGATATTACTAAAGCTTTTTTCTTATTCATTTTGGTTTTATTTATAAATATCCTAAAACTTATTAAAAAACTAACCCAATTATAGTGTACCCGTTATTACAAACACTTTCTGTATATCTAATAACCTTGATCATTTTGTTTCTACATACACTGTTAGTACACATACCCCATCTGTAAATACACCTCTATACAACGACAGATAATAACTAATTATATTATCTAAATTTTATATATTAAACAGTAACCGCTATTACGTTTACAGTATAATTGTTGTCTACATCTCTTTCTATGTACAATTTACATAATTGATTTGGTGAAAAATCAGGCACATTTATAGGTGTAAAAGGTAAATCTAAAGTTTCATTTTGATAATATACAATAACATTACCACCTGTTACGGCACTTGATATATCTAAAGTTAGAGTTCCTGTCCTTGGTGTTGATAGCTTGCCAAAATAATCACCTGTTGTATTAACAAAAGTAAGCTCATTCGTTTCATATACATTTGAGGAAGATACAGTTCCTGACTTAACAGTCAAGTTTTCAGTAGTTATCGTATCTGCACTTAATTTTTCTGTAAAAACAGAATCGCCAGTTACTGTACCACCAGACAAAGGAAGAAAATTACCAAAAAAACTTGGGAATATATATTTACCACTCATGAAACAAAACTTTAGTTATAACAAATTCACTCTAAAAATAGATGAATTAAGATATATATCTCTTCATATAAATATTATTAAAAAATGTTTATAAAAATTTTTTTCTCATATTTATAAACAAAACTAAAAGTAATACAAACAACAAAAAACGGAGAACTATGGCAGATATGTATAGACCAGTTCCGATTGAGCAGGAACCGAAAAGAAAGAATAGATTTGTTCTTGAATTCCCAACGGAATTAGGAATAGATTCTTTCATTGTTCAAACTTCAGGTAAACCTAAATTAGCTATTAACGCTACAGAAATTCCATATATGAACTCAAGCACTTGGGTTGCAGGTAGATCTGTGTGGCAAGCAATCGATATCTCATTTATCGATGTCATCGGGCCATCAGGTACACAAAAACTTATGGAATGGGTAAGACTTCATTTCGAAACAGCTACTGGACGTATGGGATACGCAGTTGGATACAAGAAAAACCTTGTACTTAAAGCTTTAGACCCAACTGGTATTGAAGTTGAAAAATGGACTCTTGTTGGATCTATGATCACAAACATCGACTTCGGTGGATTTGATCACAGTGATGATGCGTTAGCTGATATTACAATCAATGTTCAAATGGACAAGTGCTTATTAGCAGCTTAATTATTGTTTAAAATTTAAAAGGTTTTCCCATCTGAATTTATTCTTTTGGGAAAACCTTTTTTTATTATGGGAGAAATAAGATTATATAGACAAATTCATTGCTTTAGCTCCAATGGAAGCGGAAGCACTACTCAAGCACTTATAAGTGCAAACACTATAAGTGCTTCGACAAAAACTATTGCAGGAACAGGATCTGCTTTTGTAGAAAATTTTTTACAACCTATCCCAGAATCTTTAGGAATATACTATGTTAACTTAGACCCAACTTTATATGCAGCAGACATAACATATGAACTAAACTGGTTTGTTTCATATGTGCCTGGTGCCCCAGAAAAAAGATTGCCTACAAGATTTATGGTAAACCCAAATGTAATAGGAGAACAAATAGAAATTGAAATACTCAATAACAATATAGATATAGAAATTGGTTAACCCACATTAATATCATCTACAATTTGTATATTTATTCCCCCAATTTGCGGAACAGACATTTTTCCTCCACCTATGAAATTTAATTCAAATTCACCAAGGTAATTACCTGATTCATTTGTGTCTTCTGACGACCAATTATATTGCAATGTCCCACCAGAGTAACAAAAAACAAACGCTGTCTTTTGTGATATTTTATGATAATCGCAATCTGTATTCAACATTGAAAAAGTAACTGCCGTAACACCACTTAAATGAAATGGCTTTTTTTCATAAAGACAACCCCTATCTATTACGTTAACCATCAAAGATGGCAACGTATCATTTCTTTTTATTGTAACTTTCTTTTTATCTAAAGGCATAGCTTTACTTCTTTATTTATAAATATACAAACAAACATAAAAAACTATTCCTTTTTATATAAACATATGTTTTTAATAACTTCCAGAATTAATTACATCTCCTGACAAACAAAAATATTTTCATCAACAAACCCACTACCTAATTGTAGTATAGTTGCCGTAAATTTATTAGGGCAAAAAAAAAAGAGAGCTTTTTTAAGCTCTCTTTTTTATCTTTTATTAGGATCTGTTAAAAATCCTCGAAGTTAGCACCTGCAGGTAATACTTGGAATTCTAAATCAACATATTCAGCAGTCGGTGTAGGCTTCAATTGAATCTTACCAACTAATGTATTTCTATCCACAGTTTCATTGTTGTTACTGTCATCCATTACAACTTTAAATGCCGTAAGGCCTCTTCTGTTTTGAATGTTCAATAAGATCGGTTCAACTCTTGATAAGAATTGATCTCTAAGAGTTTGATCGTTTTGTTCGAATAACAATGTCAACGAAGCTGCTGCGATTAACCTTCTTACTTGTAGTAACAATCTTCTAACATTAATTCTATCAAGTGCAGATGCATCAACTTGTAAAGTTTTTTGTCCCCAAATTACAACACCTTCTTGTATGAATGTGGCAATTGGGTTAATTCTACCTTGATAAAGAGTATCTCTATGAGATTCTTTTAATTTAATATCAGCTCTCTTAATTGTAGTGTTAGCTTTACCTCTATTTATACCTGCTGGTGCATACCATGGGTTACTTACATTATCAGTAAACGCCATTGCTTCAACAGCCATAACAGTCGGTGATTGCCAAGTATACTTAGAGTTACTTACATCTTCCATTTGGATCCATGGCCAGTATGTACAAGCATAACTTGAATCAAGTCCAGTAGATTCTAAAATAGAAACAACTTCCTCAGGAGTACCTTTGTTAGTACCAACTGTAATTCTCGGTGCATCAATCACATAAAGTGAATCCGCTCTAGTTTCAACTAATTCCAATGCATATTTAACAATTGATAAGTTGTTCCTAAAATTAATACCTGGAGTTGCAAATAAATTAATATCTACTTCTTCTCTATTTTCGAAAGTATAAATAGCTTTCTTAAATTGAGATACGTTATCAACATATGCATCAGTGAACATTTCGTATGGATCAGCGAATGTTGCGTATTTATCAAATCCGTCAAATCCGCCAGCTGGTGCAAGTGTGAATTTAAGCAACCCTCTGTCGATAAGAGTCCCTGCTGCATTTGTATATCCTGTTAAAGAGTCTTTATCACCTGAATCAAACAAGTTAGAATCAGCTGTGTTCTCCATATGGAATCCTTTAGTAGTAGTTGTTCCAGTAGAAACACCACCATTGTAAGCAAATATGTCAGACTCAACAGTTTTTACCGCATTTCTGAAAGAAATTTGGTCAGAAGTTAAGCTTGTGTATGCTAATTCAGAAATACCCAAGTAAGTTCTGAAAGAAGAATCACCTGATAAATAAGTTGTTTTATAATAAACACCTGGAGCAGTAGTCCCAGACACACCATTGTCTCTTAAATCATATCCTCTGAATCCTGCAGGAACAGAACCATCTGGGTAAGACTCAGAAATATCAACTGTAATAAATCTTGATCTTCTTGGATAAGACTCATCTGTTGTACCAATAGCTTTACCGATAAAGTTTTGATCAGTTTCATCCATGCTCAAATTAGCAAATATTTCTACAGCAGTAGAATTTGCAGTAGCATCTGTGTCACTAAACCTTCTAACAACAAGGTCGAACTTGTGGTTTACAATATCAATGTTTTGAATTGAGAATTTCAATTCAGTGTTTGCAGAATCACCATCAGAAATAGTTTGAATTCTGAATAAATTTTTTACGTCAGAACCAACAACTCTTGATACAATCCAAGGAGTTACAGCGTTTGAATATTTATCGTTATAATCTGTATAAGATGCATCAGTTGCATAAACTAATTGTGGGTCAAGATCAGAAACTTCACCTCTAGCGAAAGCTTCTCTCAAATAATGAGGATAAATCTTCTCAACATAAAGATCTAAATCTCCAGTTACAATCTCTGGATTTTTAGTTAATTTTTTTACAATATAATCAACACTTGTTTCATCTAAAGAAACTGTTACCCCTGAATTTGTAACCGCTGTAAGTGGTCCTGTTGTTGCACTTAATACGAAAGAATCTAATGCTGTAGAAGCAGATGTTATACCACCAATAGTTACATCTGATTCTTGATTGAAATAGAAGTCACCAGAAACCTGATTTCTCTTAGATCTCAATACTGCTAAAGTTGCTCCTGACTGTGCAGAACCAGACCCTGCAACAACCAACCAAGCTCCAGAGTTTTGGAAACCAGTTTCACCTAATATTCTTGTAACACTAAGTTCGTTTGATTGACCTAAAAACGCTTGAGCCACATATGGTAATGCCATATCTGTGTCAGTACCACCAAATCTTAAGAGGTAATCGTCTGTTGATTCAATTTTTACAGTTTCAAATGCTGGTCCCTTTTGAGTTAAACCAACTAATCCTAGTCTTGTTAATCCTACTCTAGAAGCAAAGATAGTGAAATCTTGCTCTCTTGTGAACACACCAGGTGAAAGAAATTTACTTGCCATAGTTTAATAATTTTTACTTTTCCTCTTTTTTTGTTTTGTTTTTGTTTGATTTAGCTTTTTGAACTTTTTCTGACTCTTCAACGTCTCCATTCATAAAATCATCCGCTTTCTCAATAGCCTTCTCAACTTTTGACTTTTTAGCAACTTTCTTCTTAGAAGTAGTTTTCTTTGCAGTCGTTTTTTTTGTCTTTGATTCCTTTTTTTCTAAAGCAACATCATTTGATTTTACAACAGATAAATTCCCAATACTAAAAAGAAATTTATTAGCAACTTGCTTCATGTCAAATAAATAAGGTATTTCGATAACTTCCAAAGGATTAAACTTTTGGATCATCTTTCTACTTCCATCTTTTATTTGCAATACAACAAAGTTGTTTCTGTTATTCTTTATCTTCATTTCTTGCTTGTTTTCTAATAAATAGATAAATTTTTTGAAAACTAATCCTTTTTCTCACAAATGTTAATTGAAATTTTATTTATTGTTTGAACTTCCTCAAACTTACTTGGATCAACCAATTTTCCGTATACCTTTAATGGTACTGTTATTTGAAAAATTTGCTCTGAACTTATGTCTCCAAACGTACTAGTTTCACTAGGATTCTCCATCATAGAAGGAATGCTATATCCATTCACTCTCATGTAACCTTGTCTAGACGGAAACGCCTCAATGTTAAGCATTTCAATGAACTGGTTAACTTGTGTTTGATACCTTGTTTCGAATATCATTTCATAGTCAACATCTACGTAAACTGGCTGCGGAACTTTCCAAAGTGTATAACCCTTTAGCGTTCCATCAAAAACAGGCACTTTTACATATTTAAATTTATGAACTCCTGCAGATAAAGTCGATCTATTAAAAGCTGGAATGCTATATTTCAATGGTGATGTACCTTCGCTTACACCTGTTTTATAAATTGCAATAAATGGCCTTCCGATTTCTTCGCCATTTTCATTTTCCATGAATTGAAAGTTTTGCTTTCTTTCAGCCCAAAGTTCTTGAGTTGCCCAAATTACTGGAACTCTTCTATTCTCTTTTTTTTCATTGGTCATAGAAATTCCTTGACTTTTTATATAATTAAAAAGTCCCATGTCAATATCTTCCAAAAGTAGCTTTTGTGGCAAGTAGTTGTGGTTTTCGAAGCTTTTATCTAAACCATCTGATTGATTTTTTATAGTTCCCATAAGACTCTTTTTAAAATAAATATCTAAGTTTATTTGGAAAATGGGTTTTTTGTTTCTTATATTTGCCTTGGTTTTAGGTCCGCAATGTCTTTTCTTCTAGGGGTTGTAATTTTGACAACGGACTGTTTGGCACTGGAGGGAGAATGAATTACACTCTTTACTCGGTAATAAATTACCTATTTTCTTTTCTTTTTCCTCTTTTTAGAGGGCTTCAGTTTTTATTAACTGGGGTAAGGGGAGGGGGTTGATTTATTACCGTTTACCCTAAAAACAGAATATTATATAGTATAATATATAATAAGGGTTCTAAGATCATCCCTAAGAGTTAAAAATAAATAATGAAACATTTGATTCTTAAAAATTCGTTATAACCTCAGAATGATAAATTCTTAAAACAAAAAGTATATGAATAAATTGAAAAAAATATTAAATAGGAATAGAGTTTTAAAAACTTGTTTATTTAACAATCTTGTTTCTGATTTTTAATATGGATAATCAACAACCAAAAATATGGAAGACAACAATTCTTGTTTGGGTGTCTATTGTACCCCTAGTGTTCACTGTTCTTCCGTATTTGAGTGAGACACTAATATCACTCGGAGTTGGTTATGTACTCAAGGAGCTTATTGTGACAACTGCTCTAGTTTTATTAATGTCTTATGTTTGTCTGCCTATTTTAGGCAAAAATATTCAAGAAATGGCTGGAAAGGTAATTTGTAAAAACTACATTTAAAACTGAAAAGGAGATCAACGCATCTGGTGTCAAAAAGGATTACAAAAAGTGTATGATGAGAGGCTACAAATGTGAGTATTGTGGAAAATTCCACCTTACAACCATGATAAAGGCAGGAACATGAGTTTAGAACCTATAAGAAGTACAGAAATGAAACCTTGATCAAACATAGGCTTAAGCAAGAATTGTAGTATTGGTCAGAAAATTTCAATTTAGATAGAACTTAATTACGACAAAACTCGTTACATTTATAAAAAAGATTTAATATGGCGAAATACAAATTTAGTTACATAATAGTAAGGGAAACACCTTATAATAGGGGGAAATCTGTTGCTGTTGTAGACGTTAGTCATTTCAACAAGAAAGGGAAGAATATGGAATGGGATCGCCTTGATTCCAAGTACCCGAAAAGTAAATTCACAAGTTGTCTTACTGACACTAATGAAGAAATGGTTACATTTGAAGAATTTGTATGAAATGTTTTTACTGTAAAAAAAAGATTGACGAAAGTAAGCCTCACAAAATAACGTCTCCTGATGGAGATGCTTTTCACAAAAGCTGTTACAAGAAGTTCAAGAAAGAACGTAAAAAGTTTTTTAAAGAAACTGTCAATAATGACAAAGAGTTTAAAGAGTGGTTAGGATTTTAGTTTATAAAAAATCTAAAGTAATATGGATGCACACAAAACAATAAGTGACTTAGGACTATCACTGAATAACGGTGAGTGCCTGGCGATAGTTAAGAAAGAGAGAGACATTCTTCTTAATCACATCGAGCAAATGAAAAAAGATGATGAAACCACTTTTTTTGCGATGAAAGAGAAGGTTAATAAAGCACAGGCATTTAGCACTTTAATTGAAAGGTTTGAAAAATATCTTGGACACGAAGATTAAGAAGCTCATTGAGTTTTTTAGAGGAACTTTCGTCTTAAATTATATTATGTCAATCTTCAATCACGATGCTCATAAAATCGTTAGTAAGAAAGGCGAAGAAGTTATACGAAGTGGAGAGTTTTGTAAATGCGGTGCATGTGGACATGTTGGTTACGCATACGGAATAGCACATTCAAAAGGTGTCTCACATCCATTTTGTCAAGGATGTGGAGTCAACTGTAAATTAGAAATTGTGAAAAAATGAAAGATTTTGGAGGAACGAAAGGGCCTTGGGAAGCCTGTTGTACAAGTGAGGGAAAGAAATCTCATTACGTTTTTGCTGGCTCTGGATATGCCACAGTTTGTGCAATGAATTCAAATGACCCTGATGATGAAACTGGAAATTATGAATCTATGTGTGAAACTGTTACTGTTCGAGAAAGACAGGCAAATGCAAAGCTTATTCAATCTGCTCCAGATATGCTAGAGGCTTTAACTGATCTTCTTAATACCTATGATGAAAAAGGGCAGTTACTAGACTTCAACGTAGATAAAGCAAGAAAAGCTGTAAAAAGAGCTTTAGGTGAGGAATAAACTGAGTAGTTTTCTCGTTAGAACTATTGAAACAATAATTAGATCATATGGATAACCTCAAAGTTAGTGACAAGATAGTAAACAGAATGCTAAGTGATAAAATGCACCGTGGATTCAAAACAATGATTAGAATTTATTGTAGTGACATGAGTCAAGTCGAAAGAAATAAGTTTGCCGATTTACTTGTGAAGCAAATGAATGGTGCCTATCGAGTTGCTATTCACGAGAGAAAACTGAAGACAAGATTTAAGTCTTTTATAAAAAGTATTAAAGGGAATGTTGGATCACAAAGGGAATTGTAAAAACCCAATACACAGAAAACGCAATTATTAGTTATGTTGTTGTTTTTAAAATATTCACAATTGCACTATTACCTTCTAAGTATATTCTATACAGAGTTTTATGGTATTTCGAAGAGAAAAGTTTATACAAAACAAGATGACCTAAGAGTCATCTTTTCTATTTATATTCCGTTAAATACGTCTCTATCAACTTCTTTTGCACGAACTCTTAAGAAAGCTCTTCTATCTCCTGCATAAGAGAATTGGTTAGCAATTTGTGCATAACCATCATCCCACACTTCATAGAACTGGCCTTTATATCCGATAAAGTCACCTTTCTTCATATCGATTACAGGATCATTTTCATCCATTTCCAGTATTCCAATTTCCTCTAAGTGAGAAAGATGTAAGCTGGCTGTAAGTTGACCCATACCTTGTTTGGTTATACCATTTTTGGTCCTCATTGTCGGATCATCAACCTCGACATTTATTCTTCCAAAAACTTCAACTGGATCTCTATATTCTTTTTGAATGGATTCCCCGTATAAAGCATGAGAAGAAGTCTTGTTCAAATCAACTCTATAAAGGATAAAACTCTCTTTTAAGATATTGATTGTCATCTCTTTACCTACTTGGTCAAAAAAAGAGGCTTCTAGGTCTCCGAAAAAAAGATCGATACCTTTGTTTTCTGATAAATTCTTTTCTGCTTCATCTGGTCTTTGAGACCCATATAAGTCTTTGTGGTTTGACATACGTGTTTAATTTATCCCCAGTATATTCCCAAAGGAATAGCCTGTAATGCTTTATTAATTGATTCGGACATTTCAGCCCTTTCTTCCAATAGTTTTTTAAGGTTTAGTTTTTCAAGATCGGTTCTAAGTTGTTCAAGATACCTTTCTTGATCGGCTCTACCTGTTGAAATTAAATCGCCACTATTCAATGTTAGTGATGCATCTGGTATTGGAAGTTCTCCGCTGAATTTCCCTCTAATACCGATACCCAATAATTCTTTCGCCAATGCTTGTGCATATTTTTTAATCCAAGATTTAGCCAAGTCATTTAGTTGACTCCAATTTAGATTGTAAAGAGGTGCATCTGCAGGACCTGATACAACACCGTTTCCTTGGTCGCCAGTTTGAGCCGTGTACCCACCTGATGTGTTTCCAGAATATTCTGGATTACCAAAATCACTAATCTTATCATAGTATTGATAAAAAACTGTCCCTGGTGTACCAGCACCACCGCCTATACCCATAGATCCACTAGAGCCTCCATTATTAGCATTTGGTATTGGATATAACCTTATGACCCTCTT